GCCAGTATTGTGTTTGAATTTCTGTCATTTTTGTTTTAGTAAATATGTTTTGTTTTTATGTTTTTCAAAAGGATTGAAAAAAAGGTGATCAATTTTTTAAATTCAAACAGCCATGTCCTTTTTGGTCATTTTCATGAGAACCTCGTAAGGGTCAGATTCTAACAAATCATCCTCACTCACTTCACCCTCATACTCGGCGTTCAAATATCCACGCAAACTGGGAATGTCAGTGAATATACGTTTGTAAAATCCAAGGATCATATCATATTTATCCATCTGTGATGTCGGGATTTTAAATTTTTGGGTAGTTTTGTATGCATCATTCTCCAAGAGAGAATTTAACATGAATAACGACCACGATTGGCAAAACACATCATCGTGCGCAATCTGCGCAGGATTCGTCAATTTCAAAAATCTCACTTTGTATTCATCTTCTTCTTCCAAGTCCATATTCAAAAATTTGAAGAATGGCTTTACTATTTCTCGTGCTATTTCGGCATGATAAATACCTTTTCCCGATCTTTTCTTTTTGTCATATGCCGGATCAATCATTGTAACCCTTTTTGCATCATTGTCCACAATAAACGACTGAAAATGCGTCTCAAAATCGTTCTCGTCTTGCTGCACATTGGTGGCAGTGAATGCCACAGTGCCAGGCATTTCCACAATCTTTTCTAAATAATCGTGGATTTTTTCTATCTTGTCTTCGCGGGTCTTGCCAGATTCTATAAAAGCATTGAATGTTATTACATGATGCTTATGATTGCTTCCGTCATTAATTCTTTTCAGTCTTGTCAAATTTCCTTTGTGCAAATCCGGATTGTAATGCATGATGATTTCCTCACGAATGGATTCGTCACCAAGCACAATCTTCAAAGCATGTAACACCCAACTAACTATTGTAGATTTATCATTTTTTTTGACTCTTTTGCTCATTTTATAAGTATTGAATGATTGTTTTATGTTTATTTGATTTGTTTTCCAAGAGAATGAGTTCAAAAGAAGAACAATTTTTCGGTGTTTTTTAATATAATGGCACAGAACATTTTTTACTACAGCAATTACTGTAAACATAGTCAAAAAGTCTTGCAACTATTGGTAAAAGCAAATTTGACAAATGAGATTAATTTTATTTGTTTAGACAAACGTGGGCGCGACCCCAATACAAATCAGATGTTTGTGGTTTTGGATAATGGGGATCGGATTTTGATGCCCCCCAATGTTCATAGTGTGCCCGCGCTTCTTTTAGTAAAACAGCAGTATCGTGTCATTTATGGAGATGAAATATTGAAGAATTATGAGCAGCGCATTGTAAATGACAAAATGACGGCAACGAATTTCAATGGCGAACCGATGGGATTTAGTTTAGGCGGATTTGGAACAGGGGGTCAAGCGTTGAATTCATTGTCGGATAGTTATAGTGGCAAGCAAAGCATCATGACACCGCCCGAGGAATATGCATCTAATAAGATCAAAGAAGGCGACAACTCGGCTTTTGCGAATTTTGAACAGATGCGCAAAACACAGGATTCACAATTGGGAATTAGCACACAACCGGCATCCAATCCTTTTTCCAAAAATAATTAGTTAAACATTTTAAAAAAATATAAAACCAAAATTATATTAAAAATAAATAGCTAATGGCATCCATAGATAGACCCACAATCATACGCTCATTCAATGATCATTTCTTTGAATTTTTGGAAGATATGTTAAAAGTATTACCGGATAATAAATCAGTAAAAACTGCACTAAATTCATTTCGTTTATTGACGGACGTGAATAAAGCCATATTGGTGAAATGCTGGTACAAATTTGTTTATTTGAAATACAAGGATGTTATTGAAAAAGGCAATGTTGAGTTCTTCTTTGAGAAAGATTATGCAGAGGATTTGACAAAACTAAACAATTCGGCAAAAATCATGGATATTATTGATACGGTGCGTCAGCCTGCCAAAGAGATTTGCGAGAATCCTAAAAATAAGGCATATATTATCACCTATATTGATAATTTGTGTAAATTGTCGGTCATTTTTAATGATTTGGCTGAGATGTAATTTTTTTTACTGATTTTGCCACTACACTTATGTAGGGGCAAAATGAAATGGGCAAAATGAATTTATGCAATAACAGTCGCGTATGTTCCAAGAGGCACCATGACATTTTCACTATCTAGATATTCAATCACAATTTTGCGGGTGATCTTTGGCTTAAGTTCCTTAAGATCTTTAGACGCATCTTTGGATGCTTTAAGTTCCGAAGGAACAGACGCATCTTTAGATGCTTTAACCATCGGCAGATACCTCTCATAATGTAGCTTCTCCACATGATACTTGTCTTTCTTGTCTGTTAATTCAGCCAACGTGGTTATTTTCAAAACATGGACATTGACATACAACTTATGTATTCTTGTGGCAAAGGCCATAAAATGTGTTTCAAACCGATCAAAATGGGTCTTATATTGCGGGAAATAACGTTCAAATGCATCTACTTTGTTGATCTTTCGCAAGATCAAATACTGATAGTGCAGATTCGGATTGTTGCCTCTTAAAATCTTGACCTCCGTATATTTGGTATTAATAAATGATGTGCGAAACCCTGTCTCTAATTGAGTGACCATGATTCCCGGAATCATATGTGAATTGAGCGGATTCTCTATCGTCTTCTTGATATTTTCAAACAATTCATCACAATATTTCTTTCCACCAAACACGTTGTCTGATTCATCAAATGATTTATCAATGGTGTCATGACAAATATTGTATCTTCTCGGAAATTGGATGCAGGTATTCTTGAATAATTCGCGATCCGGGTCTACATATTTGTAGGCGGGTTTTCCATCATGATCGGACATAATGCGGCACATGTGAACTAAATAAATGGCTGGCTTCACAACAGGCACAACAATATGGTTTGCCTGGTGCTGTAGAACAAAGGAATAGCAAAACAACTTGTCAAATCCAGGGATTGCGCGAACGCATTCGTCCAAGGTTTTTTCAGATTTTGGGAGGTTTCCTAATCCATCCAAGGTTTTTGGCGGATTATTGAATCCATCCAAAAACATCTGCAAAAATGTCTTTTGCTCTTCCTCTAAATCCGGGAAATACTGATTGCGGAAAAAGTGATAATTGCCGCCTACACTCTTCTTGGTGGCAATCTCCCATTTTCCGATGGATTTTACATAAAACAAATTAATCATGGTGCCCTCAATAATTTCCTCGGCTTTTACGCTATCTGAAATGATCTTGCCGGAAAAATTGGAAAAATTGGCTTTTAAAAAATCGTCATTGGGCAATGATTTGGCGGGGGCAATAGAGAGTATATTGTCATTTTCATCGGAAATCATACTTCTATAAATCCGGTTTGAAATGTCTTGGTTGGATATAAAACCGGGATCAAGAGTTCGCACAGTATATGATCCTGTTCCACTTTTCTTGGTGGCAATATTTACAAATGGAGGGATTTTTGATACGTCAATAGACAGCATTTTCAATACTATATTTGCAAAGAAATCTTTATATATATTGCATTTTTCATATTTGCGTAGATTCCTGATATACAAAGAATATACTTTTATATATTATACTATATTAATGGCACATTTGGAAGACGTAGTTTGGAGTGATGGATCCGATGATAAATCATTGAATTCTTCAGACAAATCATTAAATTCAGATCAATTAGTTTTGAAATTGGGCGACATTATAGAATTAATATCACCAGCCAACGCAAAATACCATCAAAAGACATTTTATATTAATTACATTGATGACTCTGAGATAGAGATTTTAGATGTAAATACAGCGTTTAAGCATATTTTAACATTGTATGATTCCGGAGAATTGACCGATGAATCTATTAAACGCATCCATTTGTTGTCGCGCTCACCCGAAGAAGGATATGCAAAACAAAATGGTCTAGTAGTCGGCAAATGGATCAATGTTCATTTTAATGGCGAAGTGCCAACCGTTATTACCGGTGAAATCACCAACTCGGACGAGGATATGATTGAAGTCATGACATATCCAGAAGTTGAAACTATTTATATCAATTTTGAATACAAGGGCATTCCCAGATTCTTGCCAATAGAGAAAATAGTCCTTCGTGAAATCCCCAAATCCATAAAGGGTAGTTTAAGAAAAATGGCGGAGGATTTGTCAGAAGAAGGTGAAATTCCCGATTTTGATTCTTCCAAAACGGCTTCTATGGAAACTATGCCCAACGGCGAAATCGCCATTATTGTTCCCAATAATCCCAAAATGGATCCGAATTTCAATGATGTCATGAAGGAGCTCATTTTCAGCGCAAAAGACATCGTCTTTGGCGAAGAGGAAGAAATAGAGGTTCGCACAGAAGTCAAGCGATCCGAGCAAAAATATGGCATAGACATTCAGCTCAATGATTTGATGGATGAGTTGTTGTCAACGATACCCACAAATAAACGCACCGAGCGCGTTAAACAACGAGTAAAGACAATTGTGTCTAGATTTAAAGAGTTGCGAGAACAGTTCTCCAATTTTGACGCAAATGGCAATGTGACAGGATACAAGAATTTTGACGCGGCTTATAAACCATTAGTTGAGCATTTGAATGAAATGGACATTAATCTTAGATGGTTGCTGCCCGTTGTTAAACAACAAATGAAATTTTATGGTGGCGAACAAGAATATGAAAATGATTTTATAGAAAATAAATCCAATATATTTGATATTATGGAAATGACGGAAAAACAACAGGCCAGTGAAACCTATTCTGGCTATTATGAAAATATAAATGAGAATTTTACGCCATTTACTAATTTTGAAAATGACAATAAAAAAGAAGTAAAATGCAATTTGGATGCAATTGTTGATAATTTTGACAATTATTACAGCAATTCTTATTCAAAAATGTTAAAAGCAGTTGCCAAGACATATGAAGTAAAAAATCGCCGCTTTATTATTCAAAAATACAATCTTGGCATGAGCAAAATGCTTGAACATACTATGAAATCCGGCAAAACCGTTTATGTAAGAGGCGCAATGACGCAGAATGATGCAGCCAATGTGAAATCTCTATTGATGCTGCCTAATTCAGTAGTGCATTTTTCGCGAGTAGATTTGCCCGGCACATGCGTCATTGACCGCGTCAATCTGAGTCACAATTGGTTATATTATTTTAATTTGCTTAGATCACAAACCAATGTAGAAAAGTTGTCAGCTAAAACGCCGATAGACTATGAAAATATGGATGATGCCCATTTTGCCTCAAAAATGGTCGGGTTTTCTTCAGACAAAGGAATCAATTATCCCGAGTTTTTAAACAATGTGATTCCCAGATCGCGTTCCATCATTCATATGTTGCGCGAAAAAGTCCCCAATCCTTACAGTTTTTACAACATGATTTCTTTTTATGAACCTTTCTTGATATACCCCGACAACATCACATATTCTGCCAAGACCGCGCAAGATAAACGCCGAGGCGAAGACGGCAACAATCAGAAGGGCGGCGCTTACAATGAAATCCGATTCCATGTCAAGGAAATGGTCAAGAAATACAAGGCAGACATGGCATCTAAGGGTTCCGAATTCACCGAATTGTTAAATAAACAATATGATGAAGAATCTAGACAAATTCCAAATGTTCTCTATCGGGTTCTAAATGAAAACAGCGAGTTCTTGAAATCTATTAAGGAACGTTATCATTTGGACGATTCTGATGTTGCCGGAACTGAAATATTAAATCGCATTTTGACTATAGATGGCGGTGCAGCATACATGGCGACTCTGTCGCTTATGATGGGATCTCTTTTTAAACCCGATCTGGCAAAATTGGTTAAAAATTTAGAAAATGATACTGGCGCTGGTAATATGTTTGAATCCAAATACAAGATTGCTAAAAAATATGCGTCGGTTCGCGAATTATTGAAAGACAATAATACGGAAGACGTTTGGTATGACAAAGAATACGACAATACTCCCTACAACATCATGTCCAAATATGAAGAGGATCAAAAAAAAATGTTACCAGAGAAATTCATTGATTATTTGAAATTGGTTTTAATAGAAAAACATGATGCTGAACCGGAAACCGCCGATGAATTAGCAATGACTCTTATTGCAAAAAAACGCAGAATCAATGATGGCAATTATGCCATGTTGACAATTGTTCCAACACCTATTTCGCAAAAAGAAACTAGTGAAGAAGAGAAAGAAGCCATTGAAATAGAGGAAAATGCGCGCAAGAAAGTGTCATTTTATGTTAGACGCAGGAATATTTGGATACACGACAATGACGTAGATGAAACCAATTTTGAATTGTTTGAAGAAAAGTCTAAAATTAAACCAAAACACATTGATGAAATTGTTGAATACGCAGTCGGTGACATGGAAACTCACCTCAAAAATCGCGCAAAATATTATATGAATCTTCTCAAAAAAATTCAATGGATCAAAGACAGTAATGCAAAACAATATAATATTTATGCCTACATGTTAGGCACACAAATTATTGAATCCGGATTCGGCATTCAATCCCCTTATGAAGGGCTGCGTGATTACATATTGGG